ATAATATATCAGTATCGCAGTTAATATACGCATGTTCTTTGGTTGTAGGGTTCCATAAATACTGAACAGTTATACCTGTTCTAGTTTTAAACGGTCTTTCAGTACCACCGCAAGCGGGTATAAAGTTTCCTAAAATATGTAACATTGTTTTTACCTTTCAATTAATTGTTTTTACCTGCACCATGTATCACGATAGCGATAGACTTTGCTTTAATCATTGACCCGCTACACAATTTGCAATTAATGCATGTGGTACGCTGTCCTGCTTCCCGACTAGCCGGACATGATATCTCATTAGCGTGGTCTATTTCTGATATATCTTTTATCACTCTAAAAGTTCTACGTTTATTAGACCATGCTATCTGCGCTTGTGTTAAATTGTCTGCGCTTTCCATCATATAACTAGGATTAAAACTGGATTGTTTTAATTGTTCTTGGTGGCTATAGCCTGTTGATCCCTTGGCATTGACTAACAATTGATCCCAAACATATGCAGGGACAGCAGAGGGATCACCATAAGTTCCAAGTCTTACAACCCTATCTTTTCCTAGTTCTGGGATGTTATTAGTTTTAGGGTATGAGCCTTTTTTGTAGCCTTTATATACTATTACTGGACCTTGTCCTATTACAACATAGCATGTCCTATCAACCGCTAGTTTTTTAGTTGGATCATTTGTTGGTGTACCTCTATGTTTGCATAGACCACAAATAGAAAAGTCTAGGCCAGTTTTATTAGCTATCCTAGGGTCTATATCGCTACGTATAATATAGGTTTGTACCATTGCGCCAGTTTTTTGATTGTTAGATTTGCCAACAAGCGCAACAACTACAATAGGTTTATTATCTAATAGACTAGGTCCGTCATAAATAATATATCCCGTTGGTTTTTTAATTTTATTTGTCATGATATTAATACTCCAAATTGTTAAAGTTAAAAATCGTGGTCTATTTCTTGGATACTTGTCCAAGTATATTCATGTATGTTAACCAATTGATCGTAAATATCTTGACCGTTATTGGTTAAACTATCGTAGCCATTCCAATTTATATTGGGCTTGTAGTAATCACTTATTTTACATTGCCTCGCATAAAATTCGGAGCCTTGTCCCGAATGATAATCTACATAAAATGAGTAGTGAGCCTCAATGATATCAAATCTATCGTAATACATTAGTTTAATACTCCAATTTGTTAAAGTTAAGTTTAGTTAATTGTATCACTAAGCTATCGAGTAATTACACCCGATAGCTTTATGATAAAATTAATTATTTTGAAGCCTCCAAAGCCTCACTATCAACATGATTTTTTTCATGTACCATTGTAAACTCTACAGCCTTTTTGAATTTGTAGCCTTTTTGTACCCTTTTAACAGACGGTATATGCTTAGTAATACCCTTTTCAATATAGGTGTGGGCCTTGCTATAACTCACTTTATCCTTGCCTATTGTTTTCCAATCATTAGGCGTATGTAAATGTCCAGCTTCTTTAGTAACAGCAATCGGCCAAGTATTAACAACACCAACTATATTCTCACTAGGTATATATAGGATTGCGCCATTGTCTGTTTGTGGCAAGCCTTGGCTCAAATTATAAGCTTGTTCACTATCCCCACAAACGTAAACATTAACACCGTTAAACTTATGGGTGGTTGTCCAATTCCAATCCTTGTCTAGTTCAGCTTTAATAAATTTAGTCATTAGTTTAATTCCTCCAATTGAGTTACAAATTTTATATCTTCTTTTAAATCTTTTTTAATTGTATCTAAAACAATTATAATTTCTTTCATTTGATCTTTATTTAAAAAATCCATTGTTGATAAATGATCTCTCATAAAAGTATTCCAATTAAATCTTTTGTCATCAAATTTAAAATATTGCATTAGTTTAATACTCCAATTGTTGGTTGGTTAAAATTCAAAATCAATAAATACAAGTTTAGTAGGGTTTAAATAGATACTATTTCCTATGTCTTCCCAATTGTTGCCCTCATATTGTTTATCGGGCCGATAGTAATTGCCACGTTGAAAAACTTTTTTAGAGTTTTCTTTGCGTTTAAAAAATGCACCGTGTGGCAATTCACGAATAGCAATATAACCGCCTTGGCTATCTGCTTTATCCAGTATCTTATCTGATATTGTTGTCATGTCTTATACTCCAATGTTGTTTCCATAAGGGTTAACCCCGTGTGCCTCTCTTTCGGCAAAGCCGATTATATGGATTTTGCAAATCCTGTCAATAGCGGTTTTTTGACATATTAAAAATAATTGCCGTGTGTAGTGTTTTAAGGCGTTTTAAGCCACTACAAAAAATTTATATGACTTCTAGGGCACGATTAAGACTAAACCCGCTGTAATCGTATCTTTTTTCACATCTTGTTAAAAAACTACAAACCAATCATATATAATCATTAACTGCGGGCTATATTGATTTATCTAATCATTAGTATCCGCATTGATCATAATAGTTGTTAGTACAACTAATCATTATAACAATAGATTTATTTAGATTATTGAGACAGGCTATAGGTTTGGTTGTCTAAACAACTATCTATACAGACAAGCTTGATGATATAACCAAACCAGTTCTATCTAGATACAATCAAGGTATCTGTTATTTCTAAATAAGCTATCTAGACTATTGAGCTTTAGACCCCCAGAAAAAAATTTAAAATTTTTATTTGTATGTATAGTAATCTGAACAGGAGCAAAATCTACTAAAATTAAGGGTCAATATAATAATTCAATCTGCGGACTATATAGACTATTTAAGTATCTAAGATATACTAAGATATACTAAGATATACTAAGATATATTTATTATTATCTTTATTATTATTTAAATAATATTAAATAATACTTGTGAAACTATATAATATAGTGTATACTATACAGTATGGAAAAAATAAATGAAACTGCTCTTGACTCTTTTATCAGTCTTAAAGGGTTTCTAGCACAAAAAGTAGAAGAACAATCCAAAGACGACTTCCTCACCTTTGTTAAACTCATGGCTCCTTCTATTGTGTCTGACTTTAAGATGGGTAATCATATCAAAGTCATCTCCAATAAGCTAAAAGAACTAGAAAAAGGTAAGATCAAGAGACTGATGGTCTTCCTACCACCTCGTTCCTCCAAATCAGTATTGTGTTCTAAGCTATTTCCTGCATGGTATATAGGTAGACATCCAGAACATGAGATACTTACAGTGTCTCACAGTGATCAGTTGTCTTCAGACTTCGGCAGATCAGTCAGAGACGTAGTTAGCACAGAAGAATTTCAGAAGATCTTCAGAGGTGTACAGCTAAGAAGCGATGTCAGAGCAGCAGGTAAGTGGAAAACCAACCAAGGTGGTATGTATTACGCTGCTGGAGTGAGATCTCAAATTGCGGGCCGTGGAGCGCACATAGCAATCCTTGATGATGTGATGTCTGAAGAGGATTCCTACTCAGAAGCAGGTAGACGATATGTAAAAGAATGGTATCCTGCTGGTCTACGTACACGGATTATGCCTAATGGTTCCATATTAATTATTAACACTCGCTATCACTACGATGATCTATGCGGTTGGCTACTGAAACAAGAGGAAAATGCTGGTGATTACGACATTATCCCTTGGGATGTAGTGAAAATACCTGCATGGCTAGACGAAGATGCAGCAGAACTACTAGAATTACCTGTAGGTGGCAGTTATTTCCCTGAATGGAAGCCAGATGACGTACTCAGGGTAGACGAACATGAGATAAAAGCTAGTAATGGTAGCAGATATTGGAACTCACTGTACATGCAAGACCCAACACCAGAAGAAGGTGGGTTAATCAAGAAGAAATGGATACAACAATGGGAAGAAGAAGACCCACCTAGCTGTGAGTTTGTCATACAGACCTATGATACCGCATTTTCCACCAGAACTACGGCTGATTACAGTGTCATCCAGACATGGGGCATATTTTACATGTATGATCAAGATGATAATGGATATGAGAACTATATTGCTAACCTAATCCTGCTAGGTAAC